AGGCGCAAGCCCGCGTTTGACTCCGCGCTCGCAATCGCGCACGCTGCCGGATTTGAGTTGATTCTGAGAAAGCGGAAGGTACGATCATGACAGAAGACGCACCCCTCGATAGGGGGAAGGGGGATGTCCGCGACCTCGTCACGCGCCGCGACAAGACCCTGCACCTATCCTGCCTTGAGCGAGCCGTCTACGGCGGTTGGGACATTCCAGCCGAGGCAGCCAAGTCTGCGCCCGCCTTCCTACAGGACGTGATGAACGACCCGAACATGGATACCCGCACCCGCGTGCGAGCCGTGGAAGTCCTTGCATCCTTATCCCGTGACCGCGTAGACGCAACCGTGCAGCTCGACCGCATCCTGCGCCTTGACGCTGGTACGGCAACTGACCGCGTGGAAGTGATCCACGACCTTGGAGATCAAGCCCTTGATGCCGTCGCTCAAAGCCTCAACCAGATCCAGCCCCCCAAGTGCCTTCCAAAGCCAAAGCGAAAACCAAAGCGCAAAGCCTGACTCCGGAGCAAGCGGTCGCCGCAGCGCGGGAGAACCCGGTTGCCTTCTTAGCCTTGTGCCTCGGCAAGCCCGCCTCCGACCTTCAGCGCAGGCTGATCGCGCACGCGCTGAAGCATCACAGTTGGTACGGGGAAATCCCACGTGGTCACGCGAAGACCAGCAGCCTTACATATTTAGCCGCGTGGTGGCTTGGTCGCCGCCCAGCGACACGGTTTAAGCTGATCGGGCAGAACGACGAAGCTGCAAGCGCCACATCCCGCTTCCTGCGTGACATCATCCGCAGCCCCATTTACCGCGCCACCTTCCCGCACATTGAACTCAAGCCCGGGGAGGACACCGTCATGGCGTGGTCGATCACCGCGCCCGGGGTAGGGGCGAGGCGTGACCCGTCCGTTCAAGCCTCCGGCATCTTCGGGCGCACGGGCGGACGCGCCGATGTTCTTTGGCCGGATGACATCTGCGACCTACGTAACGCCGTCCTCCAGCCGACTCTCCGCGCACAGGTCAAGGAGGCGATGAACAACATCTGGCTCCCCATGCTTGACCCGTCCGCCAAGCACCCCGCCCGCATCTGGCGCACCGCGACCCCCTTCCATACGGACGACATTACCGCCGACTGGAGACGCGAATGCGAACGCGCTGGCACGCTCTTGCGCGAGCCTTGCCGGGGACTGATTAGCCCGTGGCCGAGCGTGTTCACGCCTGAGATCCTCGACCAGAAGCGCCGCGAGATGGGGCCGATGGCGTATGCCCGCGCCTACGAACTCGTTCCGCTGTCCTCCGACCTCCTGATCTTCCGACCGGAATGGACGCGGTACTACCGCTCCGGGACGGTTCCCCTCGGCACGCGCACGGTCGCCGCCATCGACTGGGGCTACGGAAAGAAGCGCCAAGAGCGCGACGACCCCGACTACTCGGTCTGTATCGTGGGCGAGGTTGACCAAGCCCGCAACCTGTACCTGACCGACATCCTCCGCGTCCGCGAGTCGTTCCCCGACTTCGCCCGCATGGCGAAAGACCTCGTTGAGCGCCGTGGCGTGGGCATGGTGCTGGCGGAAGCGAACGGGCCGCAGAAGGGCGTATTCGACCAATTCCGCCAAGACTGCCACCAGCCCGTCATTGCCGTCACCCGTACCGCCGACAAGCATTTACGAGCCGCCGCCGCCCAGCCGTTCGTTGAGCAGGGGAAGCTCTTGTTTCCGCAGAACCATGACGGGCAAGTCCACGCCGACTTCCGCTCCACCCTTGACGAAATGCTGGCGTTCCCCGCTGGCAGTCACGACGATACGGTGGACTGCATCGTTGACCTCTGCACCGCAGCGTCGAGCGGGACGGTAGTGACATCGGGCGGCGCGGTCACCGTGGCGACCGACACAAGCAGGATGTTCGATTCTCGCGCAGTCAAGCGCAGAATGTTCGGTTGAATCGGTACGATGCTTGCGGACTACTCAACAAAGGAACCACATGAGCAAGCAAGACATCGAGAAGCGTTTGGGATTCGCGGCGCAAGGCGTGAAGGCGGAGTTTGTTTCAGGTGGACTTTCCCCGTCTGAGATGAAGGAAAATCAACGAAGAATCGAAACCAACATTCGGTATGAGGCGGGGGAGATGCGCAATCTCAATTCCAATATGAGATTTATAAAGGAAGAAATCCAAAGATTGACCGCCGAAATAAACAACACGCGTGATATCAAAAGGAAGGCAAAGTTAAGCCTGAAACTTGATGTTGAAAATAAGAGAATGAAGGATCAGGTTCTTTATCTCCGACGAGCGCGGCAGAGTATTCAAGAAAATCAGGCTGACGCAAAATCCCTAGGGATTACATTAGACCCTAAATGGGCAGGTAACTTTGCCCGCCCCGGTGCGAAGGCAGAGATGGGGTTCTTGTCTCGCGTTGGCTACGCGGCTACCGCGCTGACCGCCGACCCGGCTGATCCCAAGTCGCCGGAGTACCGCAAGCAAGTCGCCGAGGCAAAGGCCGCAGCCAAGGACGCAATCACCAACTACAAGTTTATGCGCGACAAGGTCAAGGAGCGGCTCGCCGCGCTCGACGCGTATGTCACCAACGCCATCAAGGTCATCAACTCCGCGACCAGCGCGAAGGACATTGAGCATTACGTTGAGCAGCTGCGGATCGCCGTCAAGTCCCAGTCCATGATCCTTGGCGCATCGAAGTCCCCGTTTGCCCGCTCTGGCGTGAAGGCAGACTTTGCAGCAATCGGGCCAGCCCCACTCAGGGGTTCGCCCGCCCGCAAGGAAGAAATCGCCGAAGAGAAGGCAGCAGCAGTTGCACGCGCAGCCGCACGCGCCGCTGCTATCGATAAAGAGAAGGCGACAATTCAACGCAAGCTGAATACTTTGCGGCCGCGTTATAGGGAACTGGCGGACTATCTTAAAGCTGCAACTCCAAGAATATATAAGTTAAATACAGAAACCTATACCACGCCTGATATGAAAAAGAAGGCCAAACTCCTACGGCTTCTAGAGAAGGAAAGGGCAGCTGATAGAGAAGCGGAGGCTGCTTTTAAAGAAACAGCGAGAGAGATCATTGAGTTGGAAAAGAGAGCGCGGAAATTAGGGATGACCTTGCAAGCCTCCCGCCCCGGCGTGAAAGCGAAGTTTGCCCGCTTTGATACGGATTTCTCTTCCCTTGCTAAACAGATTCCAAGCCAGCCCGACCTCGCAAAGAAGAGCATCATTGCCCTTGCCAAGAAGATGGGTAAAGAGGTGGACATTACCCGGGCGGAGTTTGAGCAACTAATGCAGTACGCCGCGAAGCTTGGTATGGAAACCCAAGTAGCAAACGCGCACGACGATGTACGTCCCGGCTTCTCCCGTACAGGCGCGAAGGCGAAGGCGTGAGCCAACGCAAGGACATCATGCGCCGACTGGGCATCTTCGCCCTGCCGACAAGCAAGCGCAAGCTGACCATCGATCAAGCCGAAGCGGCGCTCAAGCGCATTGGGTATACGCTTGACTTCCGCAGTGGGCAGACCAACCCGCCAGCCTTTGCTACGTCCTACGAAGTGAAGCAGCCGAACGGCGTTGTCAAGCGCATGACGGTAGACCAAATCAAAGCCCTTGCATACGAGAAATCCTGATGCCCGACCCGATCAACAACCCGCTCTCGCAACGTCAGTCGATCCCCGGCGCAGGATTGCCACCAACCAAGCGACCGCGCAAGCCGCTGCCGCCTCCGATTGATCGTGGACTAACCGGGCCGCTCGCGATGCCCGTGGAAGTGCAGCGGACGTTCTTCCGAACCGCCAGCCTGATGCTGCGGAACTCCAGCCTCGCCTACCGCCTCGACCCGAACTATCAGGCGATGATGCGTGCAGACGCGGACATTGAGGGCGTGCTGCGCTCCCTGCTCGTGACCCTTGCCGGGTTGGAGTGGAACGTACTTTCCGACGACGAATCAGATCCCCGCCTCGTCAAGCTCGCCGACCGCATTGCCGAGATCATCGGCGCAGCCCCGCGCCGTAGCGATATGTTCCGTTCCCTGCACGAAGCCGTCTGGTACGGGTGCAGCGCCGTGAACGTGGTCTACGACCGCGACCCGCGCCTTGGAGTACGCATCCGCGAATGGCTCCCGCTCGCCTCCGACACCCTCGCCTTTGACCAGACCGGGAACGTGGCGATGCGCGTTGGTAGCGCCTATATCAATCAGGCATCCGTCACCGACCTCGGCTTTGACTCCCTCGTCCACCTGTTTGACGATAACGAACGTCGCGCCATCGTCCTGCACCGCGTCTTCACCACCGCGCCAAACTTCATCGACCCGAACAGCGCCGAGACGGTTTACCGTGGCGTAGGGGCGCGAGATGTCTGCTGGTACATCTGGCTCTTGAAGCAGGAAGTCCTACAGAACGCCGCCGCCTATGTGGAGCGGTACGCCCTCGGCATCCGCGTTGGGTACTACCCAGCAGGAAACGATGCCGCCAAGAGCGAGATGATGACCATCTTGCAGAACTTGGTCAATGACAACTCGGTCGTCCTGCCCCGCATTTCGCCGACCGAGTCCATGTACGACATCGACATCAAGGACGCGAACGGTGGCCGCGCCCAGATCTTTATGGAGTTGGTCAACTGGCTCTCTGGCAAACTCAAGGAAGCGATCCTCGGTCAGTCGCTCTCTAGCGAGGCTGGCGGGACGGGTATGGGGTCAGGCGTTGCCGACCTCCACGCCGATACCCTTTCTCGCGTCATCCGCTATCACGCGGATTGCCTTGCGGAGAGCCTGACCACCGACCTCGTCCGCATCATTGCCGGGATGCTCGGAGCCTCCGAAGAGGATGCACGCCGCATCCGGTTCGTCTTCGCCCCGGAGCGCCCGAACCCGAAGGAGCGGCTGGAAGCGATTCAGACGTTTATCCAAATGGGTGGCCGCGTCAGCGAGCGCGAAGTCCGCGACCTCCTCGGTCTGTCCGACCCGGAAGACGGGGAATCCGTCCTTGGTGGTCAAGCCGCTGGCAGCGCGGGCGCATCATCCAACCCGCTCTCAGCCATGCTCGGGCAGGGCAACGAGAGCGAGGGCGACGAGCCAGCCCCTGAAGCGCCGAAGGTAGCCGCCGTTCGCAAGCGCAAGCGATGACCAAAGCCGAACTCGACAAGCACCTCCGCAAAGTCCTGCGCCAGTCGCAGCAGGCGTACCGCCGTGCGGTCGCGGCTCAGGTCAGGGGCGAAGATGCCCTCGCGGCGTGGGCAGAGTTCCACGAGGCGACTGCGGCGCTCCTGATGGCATCGTGGTTGTTCGGGGCGCGTGACACCGTGGACACCGCCAAGATCCCGGACGGGGCTATTGAAGGAATGCTGGACGATGGGGACGCGGTCAAGTTTGACCGAGACGTGCCGATCTCCCTTGAAGGCTTCGGAACGAAATGGATGGCTCCGATCACGGGTTGGTTCAGGAAGCGCGTCCCAATCTCCCGCGCCGACTGGGAGCTGCTCATCAAGGCAGCAGCCGCCAGCGCCGGGGACGTGACCGATCACGAGCGCGAAAACGCCCTTCCCGACCTCCGCAAGCAGTCCCCGATTCTCGATTCGTTGTTACGCGGTGTTACACGGGGGCCGCAAGGCGCTATCTCCCGGGTGAAGCGGATTGTCGATACCACCTTCTTTGTCACCGCCATGAACCCCGCCCAGACGCGCATGGTGCAGGAACTGATCGCGCAGGTCATCGAGGAGCGCCCGACCAAGAGCGTGGTCGGCAAGCTCATCAAGACCATGAACCTTGGCGACTTCGTAACGACCGCCCAACTCATGACCGGGACGGGGCTAACGTCCTCCCGCCTTGAAACCGTCCTGCGGACGAACACCAACCGCGCCATGACCGAGGGCAGCGCCGAAGTCCTACGGGATGAGCGGGTACAGGCTTTCGTCCCGCTGGTGCAGTTCAGCGCCACCAAGGACAATCGGACACGCCCAACACACCGCGCCTTTGACGGCTATGTAAACACAATGGCAGAGTTCGACCGCCTCGGAATCTCACCCCCATTGGGATTCGCGTGCCGTTGCGCGATTATTCCCGTCCCGGCCGCCGAGGCGTTGCGCGAGCGTTGGACGCGCCCGAACGGGACGATTGACCCAGCCGCTATTGCCAAGCACAACGGAGCGCGTCAGCGCCTAGTGGACACGCGCCAAGTTCCTGACCCCGGTTTCGTAAACGCATAAATAAATCGCAATGGAGATCGCTACGATGCACAACATGAGCAACACAGGCAAAGAAATCGCCGCCCGTCTTGGATTTGCAGCAATGGGGCCAGCCCCACTCAAGGGGTCACCTGCACGCAAGGCGGAAGTCGCCCAAGACAAAGCAGCAGCAGCAGTACGCAAAAAGGCGCTATTGACCAAAAAGAATGTAGCGGTACTCAAGAGAATTGAATCGGATTACAACGATGCCATGTCCGGAATGAAGGAACTTACGGCTTTGATGGCAAAGAAACTGGCTAAAATAAAATCGCAAACGGTAAATGGCGATGTTGACGCTGAAGAGTACAGTTCAGTTTTTGATGAAGCGGCATCCGGAATTGGTCAATCCATAGAAGGATTAAATGACTATAACTTCGCCCGCTCTGGCGCGAAGGCAGAGTTTGGATTCGGCCCAGCAGCAACGTCTTATGGGGAACGCGATCAAGCGTCAATTCAAGGCAGAATTCATGGGGCGATATGGCGTATTGGCAATCGGAATGACAATATAAAAGAAGCAAAAGCAAATATCCAGAAATTGACCGCCCAAATAAATAACACGCGTGATATCAAAAGAAAGGCAAAATTGAGCCTTCTCCTTGATTCGGAAAACGGCGTTATTAAGGAATCAATTGCTACTATTAAAAAATCACGGGAAGAAATTAAAGAGTTTCAGAATAGAGCAAAATCTTTAGGGATGACCTTGGATGCTCAATACTTGGGCACGTTCTCCCGCCCCGGCGCAAAGACCCGCATGACCCGCGAGCAGACCGAGGAGCAGAAGGCAGGGCTGAAGATCATGTCCGCCGCTGACCCAGCCGTCGGCGCGAAGATCGCCAAGCTCATCAAAGAAGGCAAGCCACAAGACCAAGCGGTCGCAATCGCGCTCGACATGAAGCGCAGAGGAGAACTGTAAATGCCACAATCATTTCTATCGACTGCACAACCAGCGTCGCAATTCCTTGCCCCCGCAGCTGCATCGGCAAGTTACGGATCAATTGCACCTACGACCACCAAGCCAACGACCGGGGTCATTTACACCCTCGAAACGGCCGTATGCCCAAGCCTGTTGAAGATCACCCCATTGAGCAGCGTGAACAACGCTACTGGGGTTGGTATGCGCGTGGTTGGCTGGAACCCGTGTCCGATTCCGGTCACCTATACGAACCTCATCACCTACAGCCAAGATTTTGATAATGCTGCGTGGATCAAGTCTAACCTTGCAGTAACTGGTGGCTCTATCAATGCGTCAGTTGCGCCAGATGGAACGACAACCGCAGATAATGTTCTTGAAACAAACGTAGGAGCCGCAGTCGGACATTTCATTGGTCGTGATTTAGGTGCGCCCGGGGCATCTACCGATATCCGAACGCATTCGGTCTATGTCAAAGGTGGACTGGGTCGGCAATACGCATCTGTTAGTTGTGGCAACGGTTCGGGTGGCCCCTATTACGCGGTCACTATTGATTTGAATACCGGAACCATCACAGAGACTGAATTTATTAACACAGGAACATGGTTTACTTCTACGCCAACCGCTACGGTCACACCCGTTGCAGGTACTGGTCTTTTGTGGTATCGCGTGGCTATTACCTGCCGCCAAGTACAGTATTTCTTGATATCTCCAAATCCAACAGGAACACCGGGAGTTGGTGGTGGCAATTGGGGTATAGGTTCATATGTTTCCGATCTCACCAAGGGAGTTGTGGTGTGGGGCGGTCAGGTTGAATGGGGAACATCGGCATCTCCGTACCTTGCTACCACTACTGCGGCCGTCACGGCAACGAACACAACCGTCCCGCCAGTTACCGCATGGTTCCCAACCGTCTTGGCAGACTTGACGCTGGCTTACAGCACGGGAACTGTTGCTGTTATGACGGTCAACAATGTCCCCTCGTATGTCTTCTCAAACATCACGCAGGTGGCACTCAGCCCAGACGCTTCGCTTTACCGCCCATCGACGGTAACAGCCACAGCGACCGAAACAGCTTCAGCCCTTGTTGACGCGGTTGGATCTCAGTTGGTTCAAGTGCAATTCAAGGCAACAGTTGGAAGCGGAACAGTCAACATGGGCGCGGCGTGGTATAGCATCTAATGCGGAACCGACTCTCCAACGCCATAAGACGATTCCGTCGCCCCGGATTAAGCGGGACGGCAGCGGGATGGACGCAATACTTGCCGAACTCGGCAAGCTTCACCGTCTCGGATTACGCGTCTATTGCGGAGCAGTCGGCAAGCACGCTTCGGTTCCTTCGCCCAGTTTCTTCGCCCGGTTATGACTTTGAAAATGCAGCGCCGGGAAGCCGTGTGTCGTTCACAACAACGGCTACTTCCGTGCGCGTGTCTATGTTTCACAATGATCTTGTGAGATTCACCGGAGACACCAATAACAACCTCAGCACAGGAGCAATTCTTGTTGATGGTGTAGAAGTCAAAACGTATAAATGGGAGCAAGCGTGGAACGAAACCGGAATTGTGACAATTGAACTTAGCCTTGCCGCTGGCTCCAAGACGGTGACAATTGTTTGGGCGTATTGGGTTGGATTTGAGTTGAGAAAGATTGAATTGAACACAGGCGCAACCATGACAACGGTGTCACGGCCAGCCAACAAAATAGCAACGTGCGGGGACAGCATTACGCAAGGGTCGGCAGCTTCAAAGGTCACAACGTCATGGCCGTACCTTCTAGCCATTGCCGAAAACAAGCAATTGGTAAATTTGGCAAACGGTGGTCAGACAGCAGTTGCAGCAGATGGAAATGGGTTGACTGGCACGGGCTGCAATGTTGTGACCTACATGATTGGCTATAACGATTTCTACGCTCAAACGCCGCTAGTGACATTCCAGACCCGCGTGCAGGGGTGGATTACTAACGCCCGAGCGGCATTGCCTTCTGCTGCCATTCATGTGATCTCCCCGATTTACTCACCCAACACCAATACGATCACGCTTGCCCAGTACCGAAGCGCAGTACAAGCGGCTGAGTTGGCTGCTGGTGACGCGAACACGTTCTACATTGATGGTTTGTCAATCATGACAAACAACACCAATCGGCTTTATGACGGCATTCACCCTAATGATCTTGGGTCGTCTGAAATCGCCACCAACCTGTCTGCGATTGTCTAACCGCATGGAAATAGACCTCAAACCAACCACCGAGATGGCATCGAATGCTGCCCGCGGCCTTGAGCTGCGCGAGAAGCACGGCAGGGGTGGCACGGAGATCGGCGTAGCGCGGGCGCGTGACATCAAGAACCGGGCAAACCTGTCACCCGAAACCGTGCGCCGGATGGTGTCCTACTTCGCTCGGCATGAGGTTGACAAGCAGGGCGAGGGCTGGGGCAAGGATTCCGCCGGGTATATCGCGTGGCTCCTGTGGGGCGGGGATGCTGGCAAGGCATGGGCAGAGCGCAAAGACAAGGAACTCGACCGCAAAGAGGAGAAGACCGTGAACGCAAAGACATCTCACACAGTCGCCGAAGATGGCGACAAGGTCATGATTGAGCGCGTCGAACTGTTCATGGCGTTCGACCCAACCATAGATGGCGAGGATGACCCGGAGCTGAAGCGTTTCAACAACAAGCGCCTCAAGGACATCGTCGCTAGTACGCGCAAGCACATGGCTCGCGGTTCGTTCCCTCGCCTCGTCATCATGCACGAGAAGGACGGCAAGGAACCGAAGTCGGCTGTCGGTCGATTCCCCACAATTTCCTACGAAGAACGCGATGGAATTGGGTACATTGTGGGCGACATGGAAGTCAACCGCGATATTTTCGACCGCTTCATTGCTACTAACGCGTTTCCGCGTCGGTCGGCTGAGATCTGGTCAGGCTCAAACCATCTCTCTGAGGTGGCGTTGCTCGGGCGTGAAACCCCGCGCCGCCCTCTCCCGGACACCCATTTCACCCGCAAGGGCGAGAAGATCACTTGTTCAAAGTCCAACCATGACCTCGTCGGGGTCGGCGGTGGACTCAATACCTTTGTCCCGACGACTACCAAGGAGGAGGCCAGCATGGCATCCAGCGACGATATGCGCGAGGAGTTGGAGGCCATGAAGTGCGCCATCTCCGAACTCTCGGACATGATGAAGAAGAAGTTCGCGGACAACTCGGACGACAAGGACGAGATGGCTGAGGACGACGATGAGATGAAGGACGAGATGGCCGAGGAAGACGGTCAAGTCCACATCGACATCGAGAGCCATGACGTTGAGGCAGGCGAAGAGGACGACATGGAAGACGAATCCGTCATTGCCAGCCGTCGTTCGACCTACGCTCTTCGGTCAGAAAACGCTCGCCTCAAGTCGCGGTTCGCCCGTCTTGAAGCCGAGTTGAAGCGCGAGAAGTTTGAGCGCGAAGTGGAGATCATGGAGCAGGAGGGCTACCGCATCCCAGACTCACAGCGCGAGGCGCTTGTTGGTCAGTTGCAGGCTTCCCGTAACCCAGTTGCTCTCCTTGAGTCATGGCGCGACCTGTTCGCCCGCGACCCAATCGGAACCAAGATTGATATGAGCCGAGCAGCCCTGCCGCGTGGCATGGATATTGGTGACGTTGGCTCATTAGTCAAGCAATTTGCTGGCAAGCCTGAAGAGTTTGCCAAGGCAATCAACGCCCGGATGAAGGGCTAAAAGGAAACAACAATGCTTCAATTCTCTCCAAATCTCGTCGCTGGCGCTGACATCAACCCCTTCCGCATCTGCAAGGTTTTCTCGTCTTCGACGGTTAGCTTTGCTGGCGCTCCGGCAACTGCCGTGACCGACTACGTTTGCGGTGTAACCGACGGCTCAACCCGTCGATTCGACGCTACCGCTCATGCACTTGCGGCTACGTCAACTACGGTCGCCGACCCGATTTCCCTTCAGCCATCGAACTGCGTGCAGATCGAAGCTGGTGCGGCAATCACCAACGCTGGTACTGGCTTGATGCCAACCACCGGAGGCAAGGCAATCACCGCAGCCACCACCGGAACTATTCCGATGTTCGTCTCCCTTGAACCTGCCGCCGCTGATGGTGTCATCTTCTGGGCTTACCGCCTCCCAGCCACCCGTGGGATCGCCTAATTAGCACTCGAAAGGAGGTCATCAAATGGCCTATGTAACAGTCGGAGGCGGTCTAAACACTTACGTCCCCTCCACCAACGCGCTCGCAACTGGCGCTCTCCAAGTTGAGTTCACCCGTGCGGTGAATTCGTTTGCCATCACCCGTTACGCTCAAATCGTTGCCTGCAATCAACAGACGGGGTATTACCTGCGTCTTGATTCGGACGACAACGTGCGCGTGACCGACGTTAACGAATTTATCTGGCCTCTTGGCAATGACCGTCCGGTCGGCAAGATGAACCAGCACGATTTCGTTACCTTCACGGCGCAACGTTTCGCCTTCCCGTTCTACATTCCGAACGAGACGGTTAAGCAAGCCGCGTGGGACATCGTTGCCCAGCACGCTCGCAGCAAGGCACAGCTCGCTATGACCGCTCGCTCCATGCGAACGGCTACCGCGCTGACCAACACCGCAGCAGTTACGGCGTTTACCGCAGCAGGCAACTATCAGGCTACTGCTGGTGCTTGGAAGGGCGTTTGGACGAGTTCGTCCACTAACGTCATTCAGGCAAGTATCCAAGACGCGCTCCAGCGCATCTCGCTCGCAACTGGTGGCGCGGTTCGTAGCGAAGATATTTGCATGGTCATTAGTCCGACCGTTGCAAACATCATCTCACAGGCGGCCGAAATCCGTGACTACGTGAAGAACTACCCAGCCGCCTTGCCGTTCTTGCAAGGCTCTGACATCTTCAGCCGTTACGGCCTCCCGCCGAATCTGTTCGGCGTTTCGGTTGTCGTTGACGACTCGGTCAAGATTACGACCCGCAAGGGCGCAGCCTCGGCGACTCGTTCGTTCGTGTACGGCAACTCGGCAATCTTCGTGAGCCGCCCCGGTGGCTTGATTGGTGTCGAAGGTTCGACCTCGTTCAGCACCTGCCAGATCTTCGCATTCGAAGATATGACGGTTGAGAACTGGGACGATCCGAAGGATCGCCGTATTGAAGGTCGCGTCATTGACAACAGCACCTCGGAACTGGTTGCTCCAGTCTCTGGGTTCCTGTGCGCCAACGTCACAGCCTGATTATTCAGCCTCTCAGGATGAGGGTGGTGGGGACTTCGGTTCCCACCCCCCTCTCTAGGCGGAACACATGACTGCATACGCCACCTACGCCGATTTGGAAGCCGCGCTCGATGCCCAGATCATTGCACAACTGTGCAGCGACCTCGGTAGTCCCATGCTCGGCTCCAACCCGGTGACTACGCACGCGCTAGAACGCGCTACGGGGATCGTGCAGGCGTACACGCGGGTAGGCAACATCTACACCGATTTGGATTTGACGACGCTCTCAGCGGCTCACGACCCCCTGCTGATGACGCTCGTTGTTGACTTGGCGGTCGAGGCGCTCTTTCAGCGCCGCGCCATGAAGATCACCCCAGCCGTGGAGCAGCGTCTCAAGCAGGCGTACTCAATGCTGGAAGCACTCCGGGACGGGAAGATGATATTTGGCACAGTCGCCAAGGCGGCTAGTGCGGGCGTGCCAGCGGTGCAAGCCACCCCATTGCAGACGCTCGCGTGGTACAACGGGGTAAGCAATAGCAGCTTCTTCCGCCCTCGCCTCCCGAACACGATGCCGGGGCGCTGACGTGGAGCCGTGGCGCAAGAGAATCAGCAAGGCGCTCGCCAACGAGTCTGTCCGCAACGGCATTGCGGCGGCTATCTCGGCTTACGCGAAGCAGCACATTGCAAAGAGCGAAGGACGCGGCCCGAACGGGGAGACGGTAGCCCTCGCGGCGCTCAAACCCATGTCGGGCGAGTTCTGGACGACTAAGAAGCCCCGGGAGGGCGAGGTTGCCAGCGCGACCCGCCAAGTCCTCAAGGCGGTCAGCCGCAAGAAGAAGGACGGCTCGGTCGTTGTGAAGAACGTTATGGTGACCGAGTACCAGATGACCGGGCAGTCCTACCGAAATGGTGGACAGCCCCTCCGGGATACCGGGAACCTGTTGCGGTCGATTGGGGCGAAAGCAGAGCAGACTGGCCCCGCCCGCCTATCCGTGACGATGTCCGGCGCTATCTACGGCATCTACCATGAGAAGGGCTTCTCAACGGACGGCCCGAACTTTATCCCGCTGACACGCAAGGGCAAGCGCACCCATGCGACGGGGGCGAATCCCAACACCGAGAACTTGTCTCAGGGCAAAGATTACGTCATGGCGTGGGGCGGCGTAGACGTTCCCGCACGTCCGTTCCTTGTCCCGACCGCCGTGGAATTTAGTGCCATAGGCAAAACCATTAGAATCGGTCTAGCAAAGATCCTCAAAGGAAAACTCAAGTAATGGCAACCGCAATCTTCGTCGCTGGCCCAACGTCTATTTATGTCAATGTCGGCGCTGGCTATGTTGAGCTGGGCTTGACCGACAACGACAACCTCCCACAAGTCTCCTATTCGGACAACATCCATGAAATCAAAACCGTCGCCTCGGGTGCGACTCCTGAGGAAATGGTGGTTCAAAACACGAGCGCGACGATTACTGTCACGCTGGTCAAGTGGGATGCGTCGGTCTTGACAAGCCTTCAGGTGCGCCAGCGAGGTGCGGCGTACACCTCGACCGTTGGCCGCCTCTTGGTTGGTGATAGCGGGACGTTTGGGGTTCAAATTGACCCAGCGACGGCTGGCAAGACGGGCTACACCTTTGGGCGTTGCTTCTTGATGGGTGACGCAATCGCGCACTCGCAATTCGGCAACGTCGAGCAACGTATGGGTTTGACCTTCCGCGCCATCCCAGACGGTAGCAATTTGCTCGCCGCCTCTTATACTTCCTGACATGATCGACCTTACCCCAGATACCGACCCGCTTCTCTTCCGCGTAGAAATTCCGTCCGGCGCGTTGGTGGTTCAATGGAACGAGGCGCTCGCCGCATTGAGCGGGAAGCAAGACGGGCAACCGCAAGTCGCGGATGTCGCAGCAGCCTTACGAAAAGTAGCACGCTCGCCCGAAGTAGCTGCTAACGCGTCGGACGAGATCCTCTTCGCAGTCTTTGCGCGTATGGGTCAGGCGGTAGAGCAGGCGGGAAAATAGCAAGGGGGGTATCCCTATTCGTTGCGACATACGGACGGCTCCCCTCGGAATTTGATGAGAACACGGCAATGGGACTAGCGCAGAACATCCCCATGATTGAAGCGCGACAGTCCCTCGTATTCGCGCAAGGCATTGCTGTTGCGTTTGGATCGCCCGAGCTGACCGAACACATTATCCGTCTTACTACAGGTGACGCATCCCTTGCCTTCAAGACGCGTATGCAAATCGAACACAGCAAGGCGGCAAACCAATGACCGTGCAAAGTAACGCGGGCATTTGGCTTGCGCTGCGTGACGAGATCCGTAATTGGATGTCTACGAGCGGCTACGGGGATGCCGTCTATGTGGCGGAGAAGCCCGGAGACGAAATGCTTGCCCAGTATGCGGTACAGATCGTCCCCAGCGGAGACGCTGCCCTGCACCCTCGTAGCGGCGTTGGGCTGCTTGAATCAACGATTCAGATCACGGTCTGGTGGCGCGGCCTGTTTGACAACACCAACCGGGCTACCGAACGCATTGCTGGCGATGAGGGTATCGAGCAATTCATCGACGGGCTACGCACGCTCCTGATTCAGAACACGCTCGGCGGTCGGCTAACCATCCCGCTCACATGGCGCAGCGGTGGGCAGATTGAGGCGGTAGACGAGGCGGTCGGCTGGATGCGTGGAACCGAGACTTTCCTGTGCGCGTTTGAAATGACGTGGGAGGTTCAATAATGCAAGACTTAGGAAAGATCACCATCGACATCAACGAGGGCGGCGGGTCTTCTGCTGGCGGTGCTGGCGGTGCTGCGGGTGGCATAGGCAAAGCAATGTCTGGTGGGCTTTCAGTCGCTGCATTGGCTTCGGAAATGGTCAGCGGAATCATTACTGCGATATATTCTGCCCTTAAGATTGCTGTTGTTCAAATAATCAAAGCGGCCAAGATGATCTACGACGCGTTTATGCAGTTGCGCCAGTTTGTTCTAGAGTTTGTAGACGACATCCGCGAGTACAGCCCAGCAGTTCAGCTTGCAGACCTTGGCAATGAAATGGCAATGATGGGGGAGAAAATGCGAGCCGCAAACATGGGCGGCGCGTTGGCTGCAAGGGTGGTGTCGGCGGAGGGTGAAATTGAGCGGTCGCTGTTCCGGTTTCGATCCGTATTTGCTACCGCAGGAGCCGCCATTGTCGGCCCAATTCTGCAACAAGTAGCCAAGGTATTGCAGTATTTAGAAACATGGCTTCCCAAAGTCATTGACATCATTGGACGTTTAATTGAACTGTACGGTATCGGCTTACAGATGATTCCTACGTTTATGGGCGGTGATTTCTTTAAGAACCTTGGTGTTTCAATTGAACAAATTGGCAAGGACATTCGGGAAATCAATCTCAACACCAAGCCTGAAATTGATTTCTCAGAACTCAATAAACCTTTCCTAGACGATCTACGACTTATGGGGGCGCGAGTTTAATGCCAAGTAATGGAAGCACCTTTGTCTCGTTTACGTTTGACTCAACGACCTACACGCTTCCCTACGCGAACATTTCGTCATACGACCATAAGCCCGTCTATGCCGAAGATGGCTACACGCTGATCCGATACGAGGTTAATGTTGCTGGCAGTTGTTTAATTTCGGATGGCACAAACACCTATACCGAACTTGCCCTTAGATTTCAAAAAGTAACAGGGCGCGTTGAGAATGTTTTGGTCAGCGTAACAACGCCAGAGGGTACGGAAAACCTCCTCAACATCAGCCACCCCGACACCATGCGCGGCCCGTTGATGTCAATTACGGTGACGGAAATTAGCGGTCGTCGTGCTTGTGTTGTGAATTTCACAATTTCGGCAGCCTTGGCGCTTAATGGAAATAATCAACAAGAACCAAGCCCATACCCGATTCTTTCACACCGCTGGACATCTCGATTTGCTCTTGACGCTGGCGGGCATATCACGCGCACGGTGTCGGGCGTGTTGGTGGTTGACCTTGCGGCAACCGGGACAACGGCTACTGCCGCCGCGAGTGGGACATCGGGCGCAGTAAGCGGCAAGGCTCCCTACGCGGATCTTTTCCGCCGAGCGATTCTTCCGGTTGCCCCGGGCGTTGGAAACTGGCGGCGCGAGTCTCAGACCTACGCCTACAACGAGGCGGGTAATTCGCTCATCTACGAGATCAACGATTCGCAGGCTCGGACGGCTTTGCCTGATGCCGCGTTTGCTGGTTCGGCTGAATTCACCTACGAGCGCAATCGCCAGATGCTGCAATGGGCTACGTTGCGTTTCTCTTGTGATCTAGAGGGAGCGGTCAACGGCGATGTCCGGAGTTTGATTTGGGCGGCCGTGGTTCTTGCTCAGTCGCGCATCATCTTTGCTCGCTGCAAGATCATGCGGATAGTGGTGACCGAGCAGGAGATGCTCAAGAAGGCAAAGATTCGATTTGAGATCGACGCGCTTGCCCCAGCCATTGCAACGGATATTGCAGGGGTAGCGTCTTATCCTGTCCCGCTCGCTCAGATTGTTGGCAAGTCCTTTGGTGTTGGTCGCGATTGCCCCGCTCTTCCTGACCCGTATAGCCCCTACAACGGCGTGGCTGGCGTCCCGCATTGGGTAGACAATGAAACAAGCGCAAAGACGCTGACCACCCAGACAATAGCGGTTGCGTCATGTATTGCGGTCATCAATGAATATTGCAGCCCGGGAACCCCAACTATCAGTATTGAGGTTCCGGCGACTCAATTTGACACTATTAACAATGTTATTCAAGCAGGCCCATTTAAGAATGACCAAGCACTTGCCGAGTTTAATGGCGACGGGCAAGCGACATCCGTAGAGCAGTCGAAGACAACTACGAACGTCAGCACCCAGACGCGGATGCACCGGATGCAAACGCTCTACACCGAGGGCGCGGATTTCGTGTTTCAGACGGGCAAGGCATCGGTCACCATAGATGAGACAACCGTAGTCTCTCGCGTCAACGTCCCACCTGTCCGGACGTTCCGCCCTATTCCTTCTGGCTTTATAGTCATCCATGATGACTGGAAGGTCAATCACGGGGACGTTGACCCTGCTGGGCAGCGCACGTTCATCGGGGTTTACACGCGCACGCTTCGCTCGTATGACGGCGGCGGGGCAACGAGTAACGGGTATTCAACCGTGAGCGGTCGCCGACAATGGTGGCCTTCAGGAGCAAGCCCCAGCGTTGCCGCTCCGCTTGCCCTTGGGTACGACGCAAATAACCAAATTGAAGCAAGTTCCGTGCTGGCGCTTGGTAGCAACGCGCAGGCCTATCAACTTGGCACGGCACAGGACTACGCGTAATGAGCGTACAAGCGTACATCACATCAGGGCAGACGATCATTCCCGTCCTCTTGCCTGACGCTGTTATGCAGGACACGGCGCGGCAGATCGGCATACCCGAGGCTGACCTGTTTTCGGTAGATGTCCCGGTCGGTATGACGCAGAACACCCGCGCCAGTTTCTTGATTGCATCGACTCAGGTAGCGGCGCTGTTTGCAAATCTCACCGTCTCTTTGACCCTTGAGGATTCAAGCGGCGTGTCGGTAGTCATCAGCGGCTTGTACGCCCGACCCCCGCAGCCGTTCTATTGGACGCAGCAGGGCGGCGCGGTGTTGGTGGAACTGGTGGACGAGCGTTGGTACTGGCAGTTCTCATCGGCGGCCGTCCTCAATATTGCCCTTGCCCAAACATGGTCGTCCGATGGACGCTGGCAGGTCAATGACGCGACCGCGCCTACCCCGATTACGACCTATACCGAACTCCTTGCACAGATCAGCGCGGCGGCAAGCGCCGACAACCTGACCGCCCCAACTGGGTTTACCGTGCAAAGCCCGGAATACATGAGGCGCTTAAGCGACCTGTACGGCTCCCCGAACGTCAGCCTTGCTACGGTGCTTGACGCGGTCGCGGTGGCGAATCAGCAGATCATCGTGAGCGACGGGTCGGTCACTCGATTCATTTCCCGGTCGAACCTCAAGGCGCAATACAACACGCGGATGCAGCTCTACCAAACCGCTATCCGCGGAGGTATGCAGCCCGTCAATGGCGCATCCACGAGCAGTAACGTGCTGGTTTCCCTGTACAACCAAACGGGGTATCAGGCTCGCGCCCCGTTGACCTGTAGCACCGTGTTCCCCCAGCGCATGGTTGAGGGGCTGACCTACTACGACAACTGCACCCTTGCCAACGTCCCCGCCGTGGGGCAGAGTTTCACAACGAACCAAGTCTACGCGGCAGGGTCGGCGGCAACCTTTGTCCGCGCCCCGAACGACATCGGTGCGGCCTACATCACGGACGCGTCTATTGTGGTGCAGGACAGTACCGGGGCAGTCTTGACCACTAGCCCGGGTTGGAACCCAACCCCGCTCTCCACCAAGATCCGGGACGACTACGCTTCCCGGAACTCAAACATCCCCTTCGGGCGGACGGTTTGGGCTGGTTGGATTCCGTGGTACACGTCAACAACGGTCACCATCGGGCAGCTTGGCAACGTCTCCTACCGCCTTGCGGTCATTGATGGGGAGTGGTCGCCGTACACCATCTCCTCGGCAGACGAGACAGACTGGCGTTTCGGGTTGCAGGGGACGAGCTGGAACGATCCGAGGGACATCGTCACCGCCAAGGGCAACGCGCAAGCGTACCGAAACTGCGTCGGGGCGACCATCATTGATGTGCCGCCTCCTATGTGCCGTTCGTTCCCGGCGCGGATTACAAACCATGAGTATTACGGCAACTGGCGCTGGGCGTACTCGTTTGTGGAGGTTGAACCAAACCCGACCATTGGCGCTACCCCAAGCGTCTCCATTGGAGCATACGCCCGCACGGCAGCCGCCGCAATCGTTGCCCGAAACATGGCCGAGAACGGCAACACTAGCCCGACCCGTGTTGCCCCCGGGGTGCTTCAGTCCGACTACCTCAACGCGACTATTGAGGCGCTCCCGATCTGCAACGACACCATCGTTCACATGGTTGAGCAGTTCCCAACCTCTTATACCAGCGGAACAGTTCCTGTAGAACCGCAGTATTGGTTCTCAATGCCAAACGCGGTTAAGGTAACTTGCACCGAACAGCAATAGGAGCCAGCATGGAAAAGTGGAATGTCATCTTCGCGCAGGGTGCAGAGTTTCAAGACATTGTCACGGTTGGCGTATGGCCGTCAACCTACCCCGCGCTCAACACGGCTACAGAATGGCGCTTGACCGTCTCCCAACCCAATACGGCGGCGTTCTTGGTTGCTTCTAGCATCGGCGCAACCCCTAGAATCACTCTCAACGTAGCCATGACCGTGGCAACCATCAAGGTTCCCGCGTCCGTGACGGCGCTTATGCCCCTTGGCAGCGCCCGGTACGACCTCGACATCTTCTTCCCTAGTAGCGTCACCAAGCGGCTTATCTCGCTCGGCGCGGCTCAGGTCAACACCTATGCGGGGGCGGTCTGATGTCAGACGTAACGCTCAACATCACCACCTCGGGCGTGGATATCAACGCGGGAGCAGTCTCGGCTATCACCGCTGGGACGGGGTTGACTGGCGGCACGATTACGGGGGTTGGCACAATAGCCGTGGACTTCGCCCCAAACGGGTCGGGGACATCTTCGCAGGCAGTTCGGGCGACCGATTCGCGGCTTGTGGCCGCCGTTACCCCTCCGCTCCATGCCAGCACGCACACGGCGGGCGGAACGGACGCGGTCACCATTACGATGGCGCAGGTCACTAGCCTTGTGACTTCCCTTGCTGGGAAAGCCTCAACGGCTATATCTATTAGCGGCGGCGCGGGGTTGACTGGTGGCGGTGATTTATCAACTAGCCGCGTCATAAGTGTGATCTACGGAACCGATGCCGACACCGTTTGCGAAGGTGACGACGCACGACTTACTAATTCCCGCACCCCCACAGCGCACGCCGCATCGCATGGGTCGGCAGGATCTGACCCAATTACGGTAGCTCAGTCGCAGGTCACGAGCTTAGTGTCTGACCTTGCCGCAAAGGTTCCGTCAACACGTCAAGTGATTGCTGGCACGGGCTTGACGGGCGGCGGCGACCTGTCCGCGAACCGCACCTTCACGGTTTCCTATGGCACAAGCAGTAGTACGGCGTGCGTTGGTAACGATGCCCGACTTTCTGATTCACGCGCCCCGAACGGGTCAGCGACTGGGGATTTGAGCGGGACATATCCGGCTCCTGTGGTGGCAAAGTTGCAAGGCGTGGCGGTGCAGTCATCTGCCCCAGCAAGCGGCGACTCGCTCGTCTATGTCCTTGGGTCAACTGAGTGGCAGTCACAGCCTGTGACCGATGTTCAAGCATTCACAACCGCAGGAACAACGACATGGACGAAACCCATCGGCTGCAAGGCCGTGGAAATCATCTGCATCGGTGGCGGCGGTGGCGGCGGTAGCGGTCACGCGCACGCGTCTGGCAGCAAGGGCGGCGGCGGTGGTGGCGGTGGTGCAGGAATTACTGCTATCAAATACGCAGCGGCAAGCCTTCCGGCAACCCTTACCCTGACAGTCGGCGCGGCTGGAACGGGCGGCGCAGGCGTAGCGGCTCCAAATAATGGAAATAATGGCGCGGCTGGCGGAATCTCTACGGCTATTAGCGCGGGGATCACCTACGCGTACGCGGTCGGTGGTCTTGCTGGCGCGGCAGGTACTAATAGCGGTGGAGCGGGTGGCGCGGCTAGCACAGCGGGCGATGCGCTCTATATCGGCGGCGCAGGCGGCGCAGGCGGAACAACAAGCTCGGTAGGCGCAACGGCTGGCTACAGCGTTGGCGCTCCCGGCGGCGGCGGTGGTGGCGGGATGCCCGGTAGCGGTACGGCGTTCGCTGGCGGCACAGGTGGCACGCGTCTCCATATTGGTACAGGCGGAGCAAACACAGGCGGCGCAGGTTCGGCAGTCGGGTACTACGGCTCAGGTGGCGGCGGATCGCCCTCCATTGGCGGCACGAGCGTTGCAGGCGGCGCAGGCATCTACGGCTCAGGTGGTGGTGGATCGGGCGCGGCTACCGTTGCAACGGGCGCGGGTGGCGCAGGCGGCGCAGGAATCATCGTGGTAATTTCAGAATTCTAACGCATACAAATGACCATCGAAACCGCATCATCTATCGACCGATGGCTTCGCTTTGCCCAGTTCTTCGTGGCGGTCACGGCTTTAGTGGCCGCGCTTGTCTACGCTGGCAGCCGTTCGGAACGCGACGAGCAGCAGACCCGCAGCCTCGAAAGAATGGCGGGCGAGTTAGGCAAGATCCAAGAACTAGCGACCGCTGGCAACGCACAGATTCAAGTCATTGGGGAGCGCGTGCGCGGGCTAGAAGATCGCGTCACGCGTATCGAGAAGCGTTGAGCCGTTGGTGGCTCACCTTCGCCATGCTTGCCCTCCTCGCGGGTTGTAGCCCCGTGCAGAGGATCGCGCAGTCGTCCAACGACATCCGCGCCGAGGCTCAGGGGCTGATCCAGCGCGGGACGGAAACCGGAGATCCGGAGGTCGTTGCCCGGGCTACCCGTATCGACGCGCTCGCGTCCGGGATTCATGTGCAACTGTCCGGCGTGGAGGATAAGACCCCCATGTGGCTGACCGCCTTGACCTACGGGGCGGTGGCGGTAGTCGCCATTGCGGTGGTCATCGTGCTATGGATGAGCGGGTTGGGGACTTTTTTACGCATTGCGTTTGGCTGGCTTCCTAGGAAAAAGGTAGTTGCAGCCGATCTCGCGGTCGATATGCTAGATACTGCTCGCCCTGAAGGGGAGCGGGAGATGGTGGCCGTCATGCGGGCGCAAGATCCCTTGTTTGATGCGGCGTTTAGAAAATCAAAGACACGACGAAAGGCATAGACATGATTCTCGCAGACACCCTAGGGAATATTTGGTTCGCTCTCGCCGCTGCCGCCATTGCTTTTGGCGCTGGTTGGTATCTCTGCATGAAGAAGGCTGGCAAGTGATCCGCGTTGTGATCCTCGCCCTCTGCATTGTGATCGTGGCGTGAGCGCACTCCCGGCGGTTTCGTGTTGCTGCGACCCCGGCGTGTTGTGGTACGCCCTCAAGTGCGAGGACTACTTTGCGAATTATTGCTGCGAGCCTGATTGCTCGCAGGCTCCTGCTCGCATTGAGTTCTGCATCGGCTATCTGATTTCGATAGGCATCCCCGACCCGCCAGACATTGCGACGAAGTGCTACTACATCAGCTATGACTGTTGCATCTATATTTTGACCGGATTCGACCAGTTGCCTTGCCCGAATCCGCTGTCGATTTACCCGGTCAACGTGGGCTATCTAGTCGAGATCAAGAACCGTGTTGTAGGGGAGAACCCGTGTTGCTATGCAGATCCCCAGCAGCAAGGGAACCCGGGCGGCATTGCGAACATCCAAATCCCTGAGTACGGCCCCGCCATTGCAAACAACGCGCAACTGCCCTGCGAGGAATTGGTTGCCGAGTGCTACGACTTCAAGGATCAGGCTGGCACGGTCAAAGGGAAGAGCGTCACCATTGCAAGCTCCGCTCGTACCTGCATTGAGACGATTGGCGTTCCTTGGGACGTTCGTTGCGACCACGGCCCGCCAGTTGAGATCGTCAGCCTCGACGTGGGTATGTCGCAGGAGATGGGCTTCTGCACCGTGCGCGACCCGGTCAGCCCCGGCAACTGCCCGAACCAAGTCACGCAGTCCTATGTGCAATACATGACTTGCCCAGACTGCGAGCCGGAGGGCGATTGTTGCGGCAATACCCCGATCTGCGACGACCTGCCGGACTACTGCGACAGTTTCGAGGATCGCTTTGAGACGTATGACGTGCGGACGTGCTACTCGCTCGGCAGTTTCGGATGCCCTGTCCACGAAGAGGACATCATGACCATCGTCTTCCCGGCCTGCTTTGCGCCGGGGATCGACCCCGAAAGCCCGGGCGCTCAGGCTGCTCTCAATGCCCTGTTCCTTGGCTCGTCCGGTATTGTCCACATCGACCAAAACAACACGGTCGCAACGGGCTGGGGAACGCTCGGAGCGCCCAAGCTGAGTGTCTGCGGTCTTGACATCGTCATCTTCTCAGGCAACGCCGCGCACATTGCCGAGCGCATCAACAACCGCATCGGGGCGCTGGTAACGGCTTCCGGTATCCCGCCTTGGTCGGCGTGGTTCTGGTTTGGCAATCGCCAATCCTGCGTGACCTGCGACTGGCAGACACCGAACGACCGTCCCGGGTTCTCTGAGGGCGACACCCTCACGGTTGACCGCGTGGAGTTCACGAACGGGAACCAAGACATCACGGTCACGCTCGTCGGCTCGTCCCCTCGCTACTACGCCTGCGCCTCGCAGACTTTGCTCGTTGATTACCCTTGGCGTAAGACGAGCGAGAACACTTGCAACGCGTCCATCTCGGCAATCACCGCGACCCCGAACAACTACGTCATCCAATGCCTGTCCTTCCCCGAGTATTCATTTGGGGAGCGGTACACCATGAAGCGCGTGCAGGAGTACGGGAACGGCACTATCCCGATCTGCGTGGACATCGGCTTCTATCAAAACGCGACCAACTGCGAAGCCCGCGATGGTTGGCCGCTTGATGACATCACGGTCACGATTGGCAACACCATCATCGTCCTTGTCTACGGCTGGTCTTCGCTTTGCCCCGGGATGCCCGACCCTCGCACAGGTTGCTACGCCTACCCATTCACCTACACGCCAGCGCCATGCTGTCCACAGGGAGAAGACTGCTCACCGGGCGGGCAATGGGATATTGACCATCCCCTCCCGATACCTTGCTTACGTTCGTTCCAAGACCCTAAAATCTATTGCAAGTCTGACGGCTCAATCGTCGCCCTGACCTCATGACCATCGGCACGCTCAACGTCTCCGGCATCTCGCTCCCGATTATTGATTGCAAGTCGTGGCGCGTGGCTGGTACGTCCCCCTTCTGCACCCGCAACCTTGACGCGACCAAGTGCGATACCTGCGAGCAGCGCGAAACGCGGGAAGGCAACATCATTGACCCGCCGCTCTTCCTTGGCGCTGGGCCTGCCCGCGCCCGCACCAAACTGACCACCGAAATGCAGCCACCCGCGCCGGGGACGGTTGCGCCTCCTCGGATGCGCGGGCTGGGTGACGTAGTCGCGGCGATGACGAGCGCGGTCGGCATCAAGGCAAACTCCTGCGGCCCGTGCGCGAAGCGGCGCGAGGCATTGAACCGCCTAGTTCCATTTGGGCAAAAAGAAACCTCGCCGCCACCCGAAGGCAACGGCGAGGGAGAGGCAAAGTAATTAGCGAATGCGAAGGCTTGTCCCGCGAGGGAGCAAGCGGCATCCGGGGATCTCGCCGCCAGCCTCAAGGACGATCCGGATCGCTTCCTTGTTTGGCTCGGTGACGATCTTCACGAGCGGGACTTCAAGACCCTTGACGGCATCGTCGTCGATCTGTAGCGACTGCTTTCCGCCATTGCCAGCGACCGACAACTTAAACCGGGGCGTTTCGATCTTCAACCGCCCAGTCGTCTCCATTGCCGCCTTTAGCCCTTCCTTAAGGCGTGTGGCAAGGGCATCGTCAGCCGCTGCGAGCGCACGGATGCGAGAGGCTTCCTTGCCCCTCGCCTCCGCTCGCATCTCTAGCTCACGAATGAATCCCGCGTAGGACTCGGCCTTGGTGTCGAGGGCGACATCTAGACCCGTGAGATGCTCGTCGAGCGCGGCCTGCGCCTCGGGCGAGTCGATGCCACCGTCCAAGACGGCATCGAGAATGGACTGCATTTCGGACGTAATTTGGTAGAGGCTCAAAACGGAATCTCCTTTTGGGATGCGATGACCTTCATGATCTGGAGCGTGTCGCCGACGCGCTCAAGCTGCAACTGCATACAGCCGTTGACGTGTTCTTTCGCCATGTTGACGTACTCTTGTATGGTTGTGGCGAGCCACGCTTTCCCGTGCAGGCCGTCCACCTGAATGGCGTGAGCCTTGCCGTCACGAACGACTACGCGCAGGATGTCGAATGTCCCCTCGTATACGTCCGGGTACGCGTCAAGCGCCTTGGTTGCCGCCTTGACTTCTGCCACAGGCTCAGGAGCGGGCTTGGTTGCCTTAGGAGTGGTCGGAGGTGGCGGAACGGCTGTCCGTGGGTCTTGCGGCTTGAAGGGCTTACGGGGCTCGCTACGCGGTGCGCTTGGCAAGCTTGCCTCGTTCCCGTCGGAATCCTCTTCCCCCACTATGTTGGTCACCGAGGCTAAACAGTACCTGCGAAGGTACGTAATTATCGAGCCCAACTGCTGAACCGTAGCGCGGTCAGGTAGGGCAGACATAGCCGTCTCCGCCATCCATTCCCCGCTCGCATGGAGCAAGGTGGTCGTCACCCCAACCGCCCCGCCATCGGTGCTGACCGTCTGCACGGCGCTGATCCCGTGACGGGCAAGCGGCAAACGGACGGCGTTGATGATTGCGCCAAGGCTGGCGTATCGGCTCTTGAAATGCGGGTTCACCGCGTCAAGGCTAGGGTTCACGATTTCCAAGTTTGCGGCCGCCAGCGCTTTCGCTAGCTCCCCGATAGTGTCACTTCGTTGCATGATCGTCCTCTCAAGACTGCGCGGCTCGCCGCACTCGACCCCGGCGAAATGCTAGGGCATGGGAAAGATACTCCCCCGTATTGCGCTTGTCAACAGGTGACAAGGGAAATAGCCGTCATTGACGCGACCCCGTAGCGTTTACTGGCGTTCAGGGAAACGACCTGCGCGTCATCGTGGTACAGGATTCCGGTCAGGGCATCCAAAACCGCACGGCAGAGCTTATCCACGTCAGGCTTTCCGGGGAAGCTTGGAGCGCCAGCGCGGAGTTCGCCTTTGCTGGTGTAGTGGCTCTTCGGGCGAACGAAGACGAAGGTAATCCCTATCCCTACAGGTAGCCGCGTTGGTGGTTCTTTACGCGCTTGGCTTGCAGCAAGGGAAACGAGAGCGCGGTAGGGCTTGACCCTCGCGCACGACTCCACAAGCGAAACACGGCCGCCGCGCACGAATGCCGTTTTAGAACCTTGGGGCGCGGCGATTCCAACAACTACGAACTCAAGCACGCTGCGCCCGCTGGCAGAGGAGAAGCGCCTGCCGTGCGCGGTTGACTTCTTTGATTTGTGCGGTGAGTTGCTCGCGCATATAGGTGATCTCGCTTGCGGCTTCTTTGAGCAGGGGGTCGGTGGACTCGCTCGCCGTGATGCGGTCGATGATGTCCTCTTCCCAGTCCCCGCGCATGATTAACCCTCGCCCCGGTAGAGGTCGTCTCTTAGCGTTATGCGGTGTAGTTCTTGCTTCACCGCCGAGAGCGTATCTTGCTTCTGTTTTTTTGGCGTAGGGCGTTTGAAGATTTGCCGCGCCCACAATAAAACGACCCCGCCGAGGGAACGCCCCCCGGCGGGATCGCCGCAAAAACCTTGATTACCGCGCAACGCGGCGACTCCCCAACACGATACGGCACACCGCCGAGCGGCTGACCCGGTACTTCCGGGCGATATCCGACTGCTTCATCCCTTTGCTCTTGTCCTTGCGGATGCCCTCTACCGTCAGGGTGTCAATCTTGAACACGGGATTCCCCCTTTGACCGCGTGATCTTGTACCGCTGGTCGGCGCGGATCGAGACGCGGATGCGGTCGTGATTGCTTGAGCCTTGCAGGTTGGCGAAGATCTGCGCGACCTGCTCCCCTGCCTCGTCAAGCAGGATGATCGACTCGTCACGCTTACGGATAGTGATGGTCAGGAAGCCGCCTGTGATGGTGTTAGCTGACATGGGCGACCTTGGTATTGGGGTTGCACTTGGTGATGAAGTTCACAACGCGGTTCATCAGATCCTCGCGTACCGCGTCCTGCGTGTCCCCCTCTTCAAAGAGGCACAAGCTGCTGAACCGCGTCCCCTCAATGCCCTCGGGGTTGGTCTGCAACAGGTAAACCGAAGCTCGCCAGTAGGCAAGTACCGGGTTGCCGTCCGATTCGTCCACTTGGTGCAGCATGGGGTCGCCGCCAACGATGACCAAGACCGGGCGGTCGAACTTGCCCGCCAGCCCGCGCTGGACGCGGTTTTCATTTAGCCACGCGGGGTAGCCGTCCTTGCGATTCCATTCCACGTCATGCAGCACGGGCCGCGCCCAACGGTTGTCTTCTTCTTCCATTATTGCTCTTCCTTTCGTGCTTTGAGCATTGCATCGGCAAGGCGGTAAGCAACCTCTGCTGCCGAGTTCATATCGTCCCAATACCACTTTTCATCATGCTGCACCCCAGCCCAATGCTGGGTCGTCTGGAACACAACCCGAAGCATTTCAACGGCCATGCGGTCGCGCTCTTCCATTACTTGACCTCCATATGTGCCAACCAACCCCAATCGCGCAACATGGCAAGCTCTCTGTCAGTTAAGCGAGATGGGCCATTTTTTGTCAACTGCTTGCACACTTCTAGCCGCGCATCATTACGCTCTTTGCAAACTCGTTCAATCTCATCGGCGGCTTCTCTCAATATGGTTGGTTGTGAAATAGTTAGATTGCCATCCCAATCATCGCCAACTTGGCTACATCCGCAGGAGCATCGAAATGTCGTTCCTTTATCTTTGAGCGGCTCACCGCATTGCCAACCGAATCCAGCAATGTTTCTTAGTCGAATAACAATGTCATGCTTGAACATTTTGTTTTCCTTGAGTTGAATTTGATCTGTTTGCGGTACGTTCTAAATCCCAATACATTTCCGCGTTGCATCGGTCGCATTCTTCTGGCTTGCCGTGTACATGAGGCGGCAGTTCTTTCAGGTCTGACTGCACCCATCGGTTGTTACGAAACAACATAATCTCTTTCATTGGATCAGCCCCTTGTAGCAATCCCAGCCTTGGTCGTTAGCAAAAGTTTCTGCCAATCCCGGTGTGTCTCCAATGAACTTGCACAAAGTTTTGCAAAACATTCGCCGCGCCTCGTCGCGCTCCGTGCGAAGCGTGTCCACCTGTGCCGTCAGGCAGTCAATCTCCTTGCACAATGTCGCTAAGTCTCTCAGGTCGCTCATGTCGTTTCCTTCTCCGCCGTGGCGGTGTTAACCTTCAGAACCCAAACGCTTTGACCGCTTCGACAGGGTTGGCGCGGGGGCCGCTAGTGCCTGTTCGATTGCGCTGGCAATCATGTGAGCCTGTATTTCGCCCTTCTCCGTAATGCCCTTGTTCGGTTGAATCTGCATGAGCCGCTCGCGCTTTGCCTGCTTGTTCATAGCACGTTGAAGACCTTTTACCTGACCACTCTGGTTGTCTAAATGTATTCGCAAGGCTTTGTTGTCGTATCGCGCTTCGTTCAGGTCAAGGTGTAGCTCCTTGATTTGCGCGGTAGCGTCCTTGATGAGTGCGGTAGCCACCTTGAGCGACTCAACCAATTCCGCACAGGTCTTGCAGTTTTTCATTCGTACATCTCCGGCGGCCGCGCCTCAAGGTACTCCCGGGTATGCCGCGAGTAGGTGCTGTTGATGACGAGCGCCATCGGGAAGTCTGACGGGACGCGCTCGTCATGATCGAGAACCACGTTGTCAAGGCTCACGGAAAGGATCTTCCAGTCGAGCAAGCGCCATGCTGGCTGGTCGCCCGCATCCGGGTTGCCGCCATCGACTTGGTAGCGACCTTCTAGGAGGACGGTCACGGCGTGTGACATGAGGTACTCAGCGATGACTTCCGGGATTCCGGGCAACTGGTCAACATTGATGTCGTACTCAACTTCGCGCTTGCGGATCTTCTTGGTGTCTAGCATCGGAATTTCCTTTCGGTAGAGGTGGTGAAGAGGCTGTCGGGGATAGAAGAGACAACGGCAATGAATACGCGCTGCGCCTTACCAGCGCGACCAAGGCGAGTGCCGCCAGTAGGGGCAATCAGCCCTGCCGCGTGCAGCTCGCTGACCCGGCGACGCGCCCCCGCGTGTAGGTGCGCTGCGGCTTCGGCTTCGTCTGAGGTCAAGCCATACGCCCCCGCCGCGCTAAATGCGGCAAGGAGCGCGGCTTGAAGCCCTGCGAGTTTGGGAGCCATGTCATCGGCGGCCGCGTGGCTGGTCGCGGGGTCGGTACGCCGTGCGGTCACAGGCTCACCACCGTGTTCTCGTGGCGAGCAATGAATGCGCCTTCGGCTGAGTCGATCTCGTCCACGCACGCGGCGAAAGCGTTCTCGTCATCGTGGTCAACGGCGGCAAGGTCGGCGTTTGCGCGGATCACTCGCTGGCTTACGTCGTCGTTAATTTCACGGGCGGCGGCAAGCAGCGCATCGTTGTACTGCTTGGCAATACGGTCGCTGTTTAAGGCATCGGTGACGGTCATTTGGGTCTTGGTAGACATTTGCTCAGTCCTCTCAAACTGGGTGCGTTGCGGCAGTATCGGCTGTCGCATCCCGCCCCCTTCAAAGAAGGGGACAGGTGCGCGGTCGATTACGGACAAACCCACACGGTAAGTAAGCCTCGTTCTAGTGGGATGTTCTCTATGCGGTTTTCTTCTTCAAGTTTGACTTGGATGAATCCACCTTCTGAATCTTCGTACGATTCGGTGGCCTGCTCAATCGTTGCCAACCCGACACACTTGCCAAGTCCTTGTGATTGCAAGGTTCCGTAGTTACCTTTGAGCCATGCAAATTCAATCGCGTCAATGTCGTATTGCTCCGCTAGGCGGGCGATGGCCTCGGAGCTGAGGTAGTGGTCTAGGGTTGGGGTCATGCTTGGCATTGGTCAGTCCTCTCAAACTGTTTGCGTTTGTCAGAGGCACGCGCCTTTGACATCAGTAATGTACTACAAGGTATATCGGTACGCAAGGGGTATCACATAAGTTTGTTGACAGATTTATGCATAATTGCAGATTCATAGCCCGAAACCCGTATCAAATAAATTGACACCGCGCCCGATTATGATGCCGCTCGGTGTGCCAGCCGCGCTGGTGGTCGGCTGGCGCGGTTGGTACGCCAAAAACAAACGCGGCGCGGATCTTTCGATCGACACGCCGCGCTTCCGGGGGTGAGGTAAGGAGCGACCAAGGCCGCCCCGCCACATGGTGGCAGGTTTATGGTATCATATTTCCAGCAAGTACCCGCGTGGGGATTTGCCGAGCGGCTGCAACTGCTCAAATTCTCGACAACTGTAGGTGGGGCGGGTCAGCCCGCAGCCGCTCCCCGCCCTACCTGCGGCCTTGGTAAAGACATGGCACGACTACGACCATCTGACATCTGGGCAACCGTCCAAGACTTGAGCGCCGGGGAGCTTCTGGTCATCCTCGCCCTCGCCGACTACGGCGAAGTGGCGTACCCCAGTCAGAAGAAACTGGCGGCGAAATGTCGCATGGCGCGGACGACCGTAAACACCATAATCAGCAACCTCCGCAATCGCGGAATCTTGACCACCAAAGGTACGGGGAAGTCTCTTACCTACACCATCCACCTGTCCGAAATCCGGACACCAACCTGTCCGGAATCCGGACATCAGATGTCTGAAATCCGGACAGGAGATGTCCGGAATCCGGACAGGGATCCTAACTCGTCCATTCAACTAACAAAACGAACTCGGAAAACGGCGGCGGAAAAACCTCGACTAGTACCCTTTTGAGCGAGCGGGATTTCAATATGCAAACGACAACATCAACAACGTGGATCGACAACAAGATTTATCTGTGCAAACTGTGGCCGAAGTACAAGCCCACCCCGGAGGAAGGCGACCTCCTGAACGAGCGCTGGGGATCTTTGAAGCAGGACATCCTGCGCGAGTGCATCAAGCAGCACCGCCTTGAGCGCGATAGCCGCCCCGACCTGTCCGCCATTCACAAGGCGTACTGCAAGATCACCGCCACCGCGCACACCGCCGGGGTAGCGAGTACCGAGATCGAGGACACACGCGCCCAGACCTGCATCCCACCAAGCGCGAGCGAGCTTGCAGAATGGGACTCGTGGGCAGCAAAAACGCTCGCCACCGTGACCGATGCCGAGATCGAAGCCGTGCGCGACATGATGACCTATGTCCCCACCACCGCCCGAGTACTCGCCGTTGCCGTTGACTACGTCCGCTCGCAGCGGGGCAGGGTTGCCCCTAGCCGCGCTTGAGACACAAATACGCCTTCCACCCCATCCCAACCCAAGGAACGCCGCACAGGGCAATCTAGGAGACACATGAGATACGCAAGCAAACCGAACAAAACGAAACTCGCACGCGCAGCCGCCTACCTCAAGTGCGAGGGCTTCGCGGTTGGCCTGACCCATACCGGGCTAGTCGCCGTAGACGAGGACGGGGTCGTCATCCAAGCCTCCCCATTTCGTACCAGCGCACAGATTTACCACCCCGTACTCAAAGTCTTCCGCGAGGAGTACGAGCCGCGCTTACCCGAAATCTACTGGTTCAGCGAACGCATAGCCATCCTCATGGAATGGGCGCAGGACAAGGACGCGAAAGAAATCCCGCACCTTATCAGCGTTTCGCGTCGCCCTGTTCCATCTCGCGCTTCTCGCGCTATACTCGCAAGCATATGTCCGCTGCCGCCATCAACACCTACGACGACTTCAAGGAACACATTCGCACCGCCGTTGAGGGGCAGGGCATGACGCGAGGCGAGCTTGCAAACCGCATGGATGCAGAAGGCATCCTCCGCGCCCATACCGTGCGCTGCCTCCTTGGGACACCGGGAACACGCAATGGAAGGCGCAAGCCCGCGTTTGACTCCGCGCTCGCAATCGCGCACGCTGCCGGATTTGAGTTGATTCTGAGAAAGCGGAAGGTACGATCATGACAGAAGACGCACCCCTCGATAGGGGGAAGGGGGATGT